ACAACGCAGTATGTACAGGCAAGGGAGCCACTGCGGCTGCCAACGATGTGACGCGTTACACGTTCACGTTCGACCTGATTGGATGAAACCGTGGCACTGACGAAAGAACAAATTCTTGCAGCGGACGACCTGGGCCTCCTCGAGGTCAAGGTCAAGGAGTGGGGCGGCAGCGTGTTCATCCGCGTCATGACCTGCGGCGAGCGAGACTCTTACGAGAACGATTGGGTGGCGAACAAGGGTAAGGGTGTCGAGAACTTCCGCACGAAGTTCCTGGCACGCTGCCTGTGTGACGAGAAGGGCGCGCGGCTGTTCACCGACGCGGAGGTGGAGCAGCTGGCAAAGAAGTCGGCCAAGGTGATGAGCCGCGTGTGGGCCAAGGCGATGGAGCACAACGCTCTCACCGACAAGGACGTGGAGGAACTCGCAAAAAACTAGCAGTCCGCCCGACGCGTGTTTTTCTGTTTCGTCTGGCGGCACATCTCGGAATGACGGTCAAGCAGTTGTGCCAGGAAATGGACAGCCGGGAGTTTGCCGAGTGGATTGCGATCCACCGGCACTTCCACCCGCTTCCTGACACATGGCGGCAGACGGGCTTGGTGGCCAGTGCGACGCTCGCGCCGTACTGCCCACGCGGCAGGACGCCGAAGGTCGAGGACTTTGTTCCGGTAGTGAAAGGCCCGCAGCACGAACTGCAGATACAAGAAGCGTTGGAACAGCTGGCACGAGACTTGGCGGGTGAATAATGTCGACGGTAATCGGACTTGGCGTTCAGTTCTCGGCCAATGCCAACGGCATGACCAAGGGACTGTCGCAGGTCGACAGGCAGCTGCAGAACCTCGGCAAGCAAGCGGCGGCGGCGGCGTCGCTCTTTGACTCGTTCACATCCTCAAGCGGTGCGGCCGGTGCGGCCCAGCAGCAAGTCGCCACGGACATTGCCTTTCTCGGCAGTGCACTGAAGACCGGGCAGATTTCGGCCCAAGAGTACGCCGCAGAACTGCAAGCCGTTGTCGGCGGTGCCCAGACGGCGGCCGCTGCGTTTGCGGAAGGTGCCCGGATCACCGACCAGGTGGCCACGGCCGAGGAGCGGCGGACGGCCGAGCTCGAGCGGCTCGGGCAGCTGCTCGCGCAAGGAGCGATCAGCGAAGAGACCTACTCGCGTGCCGCGGCAGAGGCCAGCGGTGCCAACGAAGAGGCGGCCAAGGCCGAGACCGAGCGGGCCAAAGCGTTGTCGAGGGCGGCTCAGATCACGCAGGCCAACCTAAGCCCTCAGCAGAAGTACGACGCGGCGGTCCAGGAGTTGAGCGACCACTTGGCCGCCGGCCGCATCTCGCAGGAGACGTACAACTCTGCACTCTCCAAGGCTACGACCGACTTCGACAAAGCCAGCAGGGCCGCTGCAGCATTTGAGGACGCATCTGCTGCCGGTGGCGACGGCGGCACGATGAAGTTCAACGAGCTTTCAGGCGTGCTGTCTGCACTGCCCGGCCCGATCGGCAACGTGGCCGGTCGGCTGTCCGGTCTGGCGTCGGCTGGCGAGGGACTCGGCAAGGTGTTCGGCGGCGGTGCTGGCCTGTCTGGCGGCCTCACGAATATCGGCGCTTCAGTTGCCGGGCTGGTGAACCCGTTCACCGTTGGCGTCGCTGCGGTGGCTGCGTTTGGTGCCGGTGCCAGTGCGGTGGCCAGCGGGCTGCTCGACCTCGAGGACCGCGTCGAGACCCTTGGCAACACAGCCGACAAGCTGGGCGTTTCTTTTGAGTTCATCCAGACGCTTGAAGAGGCGGGCAGCCGCTCGGGCGTTTCTATCGAATCGGTCAGCAGTGCTTTTGGCAAGCTACAAAAGACGCTCGCCGGTGCAGATGAGGAAAGCAAGGCCGCGACGGCCGCTCTGTCAAAGCTTGGCATTTCGTTCACAGACCTGGAGAACCTCAGCCCAGAGGAGCAGATCCGGCTGATTGGCGAGCAACTCCAAGGCATCGACGATCCGGCAAAACGCACGGCCGCCGCTATGCAGATCTTCGGCAAGAGCGGCGCGGACCTGTTGCCCTTCTTCGCCAACCTCGGCCCGGCGGCAGAAGACATCGAGCGGCTCGGCGGCGCTATGTCTGACATCGACCGAGGCCGCATTGATGATTTCGGTGCAGGCATCGACGCGCTGGGCGTTGCCAGTTCCCGGCTCGGCGAGCTGCTCCTATTGCCGTTCGCGGGCCTGGGCGAAGGCATCGCGCAAGGCTCGGCCGAGTTCTTGGGCGGCATCAACGCCATCGTAGGCCCGATTGGCGACGTGCTGGAACCAATTCTCTCGGGCCTCGGCACAGCCATTGAAATTGTTGGGGTCATACTAGGTGGCATTGGGCGGTCTCTCGGTGCCTTGCTGGCTCCGCTTGGTGACTTGTCGCAGGCATGGGGCGGCCTAGCAGACGCGTTCAATGAAGAACTCGTGGACATTGTCCGCTATTTCGTGGACGCACAGGTGGCCTCCTACGAGTGGCTGGCATCCTTCAGCCCGCTGAACGCCATCACCGACAACATCGGGGCGATTGGCGAAACCATGTCCCGCATTGCCAAGATCATCACAACGGCTCTCGCGCAGATTGGCGAGTACGTCGGCCGGGTGGTGGCGGCGTTTAACAAGCTCTTTGGGCTTAATGTTTCTATTGAGTCAATCGGGGCCTTAATCTCATCCGTGTTCGGAGGCGTATCCTCCACCTTTGCGACGATCGCCAACGCCATCGGCGGCACAGTCGGCCGCTTGCTCACGATTGCCGAAGACTTTCTGGGCATCACGGCTGAGGTCCAGCAGCCGATTTCACCAGAGCTAGACATTTCCGGCCCGACGTTGGCAGCCACGCAGTTCGCCAAGGAGATCGACGCGGCCACTACCGCAGCGGCAGAGTTTGGTGCCGCTGGATTCGATGCGGCACTGGCCTACCAAAACTCGCTCGAGCAGATCGCTCAGCTGCAGGCGGACGGCACGCTGACTGCCGACGAGGCTAGGAAGATGGCCGAGCGGGAGAAGGCCGCGTTTGACGCGAAGATCGACACGCTGGATAAAGAAGCAGATTCCCAAGCCAAAGCTGCCGAGGCGGCACAGAAGGCCGCCGACGAAAAGATCGCAGCGGCCGAGCGTGCCGCAGCTGCTGCCGTCGAGGCCGACCGCAGGTTGGCCGACGCGTTCATCTCTGCCCAAGGTCTCGGCGGCGATGGTGCGACGGCGGCAGACACGCTCCTGGCTATCACTCGGCAGATCGAGGAAACCGAGGCGGCCATCGCCGAGGCTCGCGCCGCTGGTGATGCAGCCGCCGAGCAGGCAGCTACGCGGCGTCTCGCCGTTCTCGACCAGGCCCAGGCGGCGGCCGAAGAGACGGCACGGTTTGGGTTCTCGACTCAGGACGCCGAGCGTGCGATAGCGTCGGTGCGAGACAAGCTGGACAAGACGTTTTCGGATGCCAGCGTTGAGATTGCGCCGGACGCGTTCGCAGCTGCACAGGAGCAGCTGTCGCAGCTGGAGGCGGACCTTGAAGCCAAGGTCATCGACCCGGAGACGTTTGAGCAGGCTGCCGACGCGATCCGGTCTGGCTTTGAGGACGCACTCAAGACGGCTGAGAAGATCCGAGACCTGAACGAACAATACGCCAGCCGTGCTGCCGAGATCGAGGCTGACCGCCTCGATGCTCTGTCGCAGGTTTCGCAGCAGCCCGTCCAAGCGACAGACGTACGCACGAGCGAGGGCGTGAGCGAGTTCCTGCGTCTCGCGACCGGCCGCGAAGATCCGGCGATTGCCGAGTATCGGAAACAGCTTGGCGAGCTTCAGAAGATTAAGGCTGAGATTGGCAAGCTCGGCGGCGTGGTCGACATCGTGGGAGCAGCGTAATGGCCGTACTGACCTACCGCGAGGTTATACCGCGAACATTCACGCATCGCTTCGGCGAGTCGCCGACGGCGGAGCTGAAGTTTCACTGCACGACGAATGGCGTAACGTCGACACAGGAGGTGCTGAACGCCATCGGCATATTTCACGGCTCCAGCCATCCCGAGTACGGCTACCTCCTCTGCGTTCAAGGAGCCGTCAACGAACTCGACCCGTACCACGCAGAGGTCACGTATTCCTACGAGGTGCCAGCGATTGGCACTGAGGACAGCGACCCGAACCCGCTGGCCCGCGCAGACATCTGGTCGTTCTCGACCGGCGGTGCCGCCGTCCCTGCCCTGGCGTACTACGAGGGCAGCGGAAACGGGCACGTGCGGCCGCTGATGAACAGTGCCTACGACTTCTTCGAGGGTGCGATGACCGAGGAGGCGGAACTGCGGGCGACGATCTCAGGGAACCGCGCCGTGTTTCCTATCGGTGTCGCCGCCAGCGTTACGAACGCAGTGAACTCAGACGGGTATCTGGGCGCAGCGCCTTACCAATGGAAATGCCAGGGCATCAGCGGCCAGCAACAGGTCGAGGTAGTCAACGGCAGCGAACTCAAGTTCTGGGCCGTGTCGGTGGAGCTGGCATTTCGGCAGAGCGGCTGGCGGTTGATGCTGCCGGACGTTGGCTACAACTACATCGAGGGCAGCCAGAAGAAGCGGGCCTACGTCATCGACCCTGAAAGCGGCGACAAACTCGCGTCTTCGAATCCGGTCGCGCTAAACTCCAACGGCTCGCTAAAAGGCTCGGGCGTCGCGCCCGACATTCTCTACCGGCGAGTTCACGCCGAGGTGGCTTTTGCGCCGTTGTTCGGAACGCCGCCTTTCTAAAAGCATTTCGACACACCGAGTAAGGTGACGTTATGGCAGATTTCCTCGCACTTCCGGGCACGCTCAACATCTCCCTTACGGTGGGCGATGAATTCGGCATGCTGGCCGACCTGAGCATCGACACTACCGGTTTTACCTGGACGGCGATCGTCTACCAGGTCTCGACCAGCGTGTCGTTCTCAAACCCGTCAGGCGTCGCAACGCAGGGCGCCACGGCGGCCACGTTCGCCGTCACGACGGTCAACGCCGCGGCAGGGCAGCTAAACCTATCGCTGACTGAGTTGCAGACCTCGGCCCTGGCGTCGTCACAGACCTACCGCTGGTATCTGCGTGGCGTCTCGCCCGGCCTCGTCACCCGGACCTACCTCTCTGGCACACTGCGAGCGTTCGCACCATGAGCATCAACGTCGTTGTCTCTAGCACCGCTGCGGGCGTGAGCGTGTCTGGCGGCACAGCCGTGGCTATCGAGGTCGGCGGCGGCATCGGTCCGGCGGGCTTTGTTGTCGCTCCCGGCACGGCCACCAATGCGTTCGGGACGTTCCAACTTGCGGCTGGCAATGGCATCACGATTTCCACCAGTGCCTCGCAGTTCACGATTGCGAGCTACGGCACGGCGGCTGTCGCCAGCCTGGCTCCCGTGCAGTCGGTGGCCGGGCGTGTGGGTGCGGTGCAACTGCAGGCAGCAGACGTAACGGATGGCACGTTTGCTATCGCACGTATTCCTACGATCTCGTACACAGCCCTGGCCAACGTACCGGCCACGTTCGCACCATCGGCCCACACGCACTCCACCAGCGACGTAGTGTCGTTCACGGCTGCGGCGGCGGCCGCTGCTCCGGTGCAGAGCGTGGCGGGCCGCCAGGGTGCGATCTCGCTGGCGGTGGCCGACGTTAGCGGATTGGCCGCAGTTGCCTCTAGCGGGTCGTATACGAGCCTGCAGAACGTGCCGTCGACCTTCGCACCGCAGGCCCATACGCACGGCACGGCAGACATCACCGGTATCTCGAGCTCGTTCGCGGCAGCCAGCCACACCCACGACGCCGCGGCGATTGGCAGCGGCGTGCTCGCGCTGGCTCGCATTCCAACCATTGGCTACACGGCATTGAGCGGCGTTCCTACGACGTTCGCGCCGCAGGCCCATACGCACAGCACGGCCGACGTGGTGGGCCTCACGGCAGCGTTCTCCCAAGTCGGCCACACGCACGACTACGCGGCGTCGATCCACACGCACTCGACGGCCGACATTGCCGGATACACCAGCCTGCCTGCCCAGGGCGGCAAGGCCGGGCCGCTGGTCACCGACGGCACGGCGGCCAGCTGGGCCAATCGTTTCTCTATCGTCGACCCGGTGCTGGTCCAAGGTGCTGGCATGACCTTGAGCCGTGACACGGCGGCCGGGTCGATCACGGTGGCGTTTGCTGGCGGCACGTCCGGGATTGTCGTGAGCAGTGCCACGCCGCAGCCGCTCGGCACACCCTCGGCGGGTGCGAGCGGAGACGCGTCACGAGTTGACCACGTGCACTCCATGCCGTCGGCGGCAGACGTAGGTGCCGCTCCGGCCAGCCACTCGCACGACTACGTGCAGGTGCTCAACGGCCTGACGGGCACTGTGTCGATTACCGGCGGTGCGGGCGTTACCGTCAGCACGGCCAGCAGCTCCATCACGATTGCGGCGGCTGGAGGAAGTGGCGGCATTTCGTGGTCGTCTGTTCCCGTGAGCCCTTCAGCAGAAGGAGAAAACGGCAGCCTGTCCTACGACGGCTTCTATTTCTACGTGAAGTCACCTGCCGGCTGGCGTCGCGTGTCGATTTCTTCATGGACTCCGCTGGGTGTCCCAACGGGTGTAACCGCTACTCCCGGCAACGCTCAGGCTCAGGTTTCGTGGACTGCACCTTCTGAGACAGGCGGCTATGCGATCACGGACTACGTCGTGCAGTATTCGTCGAACAGCGGTTCGACCTGGACAACGTTCAGCGACAGCACGTCGGACGCGACTTCAGCGACCGTGACCGGGCTGACCAACGGCACGGCGTACATCTTTCGCGTAGCGGCAGTGAATGCCGTCGGTACGGGCGCGTACTCGACCGCATCGAGTAGCGTGACGCCCAGCAGTGGCGTGTTCCGGGCGATCCCAGCGATGACAGGCGACACGTCGCCGTCTGGCATCGCCGGTCTGACATCATCTACAAGGTTGCCGGAATTTGCTGATAAATGGACAGTGTTCGCGCAGGCTGGCAATGTCTCCTGGGCCGTCCAGAACGTGAACCTGTGCGGTGGCAGCAGCGTTTTTGACGCGCCGCAGTATGCGTTCCCAGAAGGTCAGAAGTCTCTCATCAGCGGTTACACGGTTGGCGTCGGTGGCGGCTCGTGGTGGGCTGGCGTGAACAACTGGACATTTGAAGGCAGCGACAACCTGTCTTCATGGACGGTGCTGCACACTGTTGCGGGGCAGACGTGGGGCGGCGCGTGGCAGACGACAAACTTTAGTCTCCCGTCGCCAGCTAGTTATCGTGCCTATCGCTGGCGGTTCACTGGCGACAACAGCGGCGACTGTGGCTCGCGAAACTTCGCCGCTCTCCAACTCGTTCAGTAGTCCCACATGGCAAAGAAACCCGACGGCGCATCCGCTGGCACGCAGCGAGTGACGTTTACGAAGCCCGCAGCTGAACGGATCGGCAAGGTCGTTCGCGAGGTGGAAGCCGGCGACCGCGACCTCGGGCCGCTGGAGTGGGGTCCTCGAGGTGTCGGCGGCGCAACCGGTAAGGTTTTCCGCGTGGCTACGGTCAGCGGTGCGTGGGCGCTGAACACGCTGCGGACTGTGACCTTCCGAAACCAGACAGCGACGCCGAACACGGCCAGCGTGATGAATCACATCATGTCGTTGCCAGCGACGAAGAGCGAGGGCGTAAGCCGCATTGTAAACATCGCTAAGGACCATACGCAGTGGTATCTCGTTTCGTTCCCGCTGATGACTGCCACGGCGATCATGTCCACGGGCACGCAGACGATCACATTTATGGGCACGGGTGCTACGCAGACGATTTCTTTTGCTACTGTCGGCCCGGAGGTGAACGCTATTACCGACGTTTCCGCCGCCCTGAATACCAGCAATTGCAGCATCACCGTTAGTAAGACAACAACAGCAGTGCGGACAGTCGGGATAACACAGACCGCCACGATCCTGTCCATGTCGAGCACGCAGACAGCGACGGTGTTTTCAGGCACGTTCACGGCCACCTACATAACGCTGGAGCTATAGCGTGGCGTGCGTATGCTGCAACCCTAGCGCGTGCCTTCCCGGCTTTCAGTGCCGCGTCGACGCCAACGCATATTTCAGTTACAGCATCTCGATCAACACTCCTCCGCTCGCATACTTTCGGTTTCCGCCAAACGGGTCTTCCTGCACAACGCCAATCACGGTCCCAGCAGCGACGGGAAGCATTGAATTCATCAGCACGCTGCGGGGCCGCGACCCAGGCTACATAACTTTTCCAAGCCTTGCGGCCAGGCCTCGCGATCTTAGCGGATGGCGTAGTAGCACGATCTACAACGCGCCGCCACCAGCGGCAGGGCTGTTGCTGGCCGATATCGGCACCGGCATCAGAGACTTCTTTTTCGCGCATTACGCCACAGAAAGTCCTGGAGGCCAGCCGTGTCGCACCAACATCCTGGGCAGCATGAGCCTTCTACTGGACCCGAACCTCGACTCGCCGACACTGTCCAACGTCGACGCGCTTGGGCCGACCTACGTCGGCGACGCCAACCCGCAGTGCGTGAATACGCAGCCACGGCCGCTTAGCGTGGCGGTCTATTTCACCGCGATTCCGAGACTGTACGACCGCACTGTCTACAACTGCGTGTCGGGCACATACGAACTATTTCATCTGGATATCACGGCGACCGGTGGTGCGTTGCCGCCCGAGGACGCCGCTCGCACCAGCTTCGTGCCGAACGGCCCGAAGGTTGGGACCATTACCGTCGGCCCTCCGCCATGAACGTCTTTTGCGACTACGACAAAGATGACATATGCACGACTTGCGGCGTGCGGCGGTTTGCGTCGCCCGCGCCACGAATCTGCCGGATGCACACCGACGACTCTGTTTTGCAGCCAGAGCCGTCGCACGCCGAAGAAATGCCCGCACGAGGTGCGCCAGACTTCCTCACCAAGGTTCGCAACTTCGCCTCTGCCACCGTCTCGCACGTCGCCGCCGGGATGCCGATGTGCTCGGACGAAGAAATCATCCGGCGGCACGACATCTGCCTGACGTGCGAGCACCTCAAGGACAACGCCTGCCAACTGTGCGGATGCCCGGTATCGAGGGCGGCTGGCTACGTTTCAAAACTCAGCTGGGCCGACCAATCCTGCCCGGCGGGCAAGTGGGGTCCGGTCGCTTGACGCTCCTGCCACGCTGGGTGCATGGGACGCGCCAAAGCCAAGCCACCAGCCAAGGCGGTCATCCTGCCGCCCGAGCTCGACGATGACGAGGATTGCGGCGGCGGCGGCATCCCGGATGAGGATGGCTGGATCCACGTACAGGAGAAACCGCGTGACGAAGAAAAGCCCAAGCGGCGTCGGCCTGCTCGACGCCGTTCGCCGGGAGATGGCTGAGGTTCGGCATGGACCTCCCTCGTGGTGGGAGCGAGTCGCGCCGGAACACCTCGCTGAACTCAGTGCGATCAAGGCTGCGTGGCAGTCGGGCGAGCTTGGCACCCGCAAGAAGACGTTAGCCCGCACCATCAGCAACAACCTGCGTGCTCGTGGCATCTCTGATATCGGGACGCAAGGAGTCCTTACATGGCTCGACGTAGCCTGAGCGATGATGTCGCCAGCGACCTGGCCGCCGCGTCACAACTCGCCACCGATGCCGAGATCGCACGGCTGCGGTCAGAGCTGGCCTCGTACCGAAATAGGTACAAGGCCGCCCTGTCGCAGATCGACCGGGAGCGCGAGCGGGCCGACGCTATATCGTCGCTCCAGGGCGTGCAGCCGGTCGCCTTGACCAAGGTTGTCAAAGGCAAGAAGCGGGCCAAGCACGCCGCCACGGCGATCCTCATGCTGTCCGACGTGCACTGCGAGGAGCGCGTACTTCCTGAGACCGTAAACAACGAAAACGACTACTCGCTCGACGTATGCCAGGCCCGGCTGGCCGAGCTCGAGGAGCGGTTTCTGGATTGCCTGCACCACGAACGCAACCAGGCCGACATCCGCCGCGTGCTCATCTGGCTGGGCGGCGACTTCATTACGGGCCACATCCACCCGGATTGCGTCGAGGTGGCCCAGCTTTCGCCCATGAACGCCACGCGGTGGATCGCCGAGCGGCTGCGTGGACTCATCGACAGGGTCGCCCAGCACGCCGACGAGGTGGTGGTCGCCACCAACGCAGGCAACCACGGCCGCAGCACCGAGAAGAACCGCGTTGCCACCGAGTTGGACCACTCCTGGGAACAGTTGATGTACTTCACGCTGGCCCGCGAGGAGCGAAACAAGAACGTGCAATGGAAGATCGCCGAGGGCCACCTGGGCTACGTCGACCTCGACGGGTTCTTGGTACGCACGACCCACGGCCACTCAATCCGGTTCGCTGGTGGTGTCTACGGACTGGCCCTACCGGCCTCCAAGGCCATCGCCCGGTGGGACGCGGGACGCAAGGCGAATCTGACGATCTTCGGCCATTACCACTCGTTCGGCTGGCTGCGTGGTGCACGCTACGTGGCGAACGGGAGCGTCATTGGCCACAGCCCATTCGCCGAGAGGGTCGCCTCACCAGAGAGGCCATGCCAGGGCATGGCAATCATCGACCACGGCCGCAACGAGGTGACGCGTGCGTATCCACTGTTCTGCGACCGCGACCTACGGACGCGTTGACGCATGGTTTACGACTTGAGCGACGACTACATCGCCGAGGCTCGCAAACGAGCGTATCGGTACCAAGGACAGTGGACTGGCACAGCAGGATCCCTGGCGGCCGATGTCGCCAGACTCATCATCGAAAGGAAACGAATGCAAGGGACAATCACGGACCTCGAGGACACCAACGCACAGCTGCGGGCAGCCGTCGAGAACCGGCTGGCCGGCCAGCCCAGCGTCGACGAGACCGACGCCGCTGGTGGCGAGTATGCCGACTGGATGCGAAACACATCCGGCGGCTGCTGCGACGGCGGCAAGTGCCACACGCCAGAAGACAAAGCAGTTGAGCGGTGGCGCGAGATCACGCAGGCGAGCGCCGAGAAGTACGCCTCCGAGCGGTTCCTCGGCTCGTCGCTT